GTATAACGGTCAAGGCGCCGCGTATTCCAAGCGTTTAGATAGGACTTGGGTTGGAGAATATAATAACGACGTAAAGGGCGACGGTAACTGGGTTAGGGGTGAGATATAAGGACTAAGGGTGTCCGACTGTATTTTGTAACTGCGTATAAATTTGTATATTAATTTTAAATTAATTAAATTGAATGTGTTTTTATTTTTTATAAATAAAAAATTGAAATATATTTTTGGTCTTTAAATTCTTTTATAATATATAAATCCAGATTAAGTTTATAAAACGTTTAAGATGTTGTCGTATAAGGATATGCTATGTAAGAGTATTTCGGGTTCCATTGCTGAGGCTGAGCAAGCCAGAGTATATCGCCATCAGTATTATCTCCATGATAATATTGTTGTTCCAGTTGAATGCTTTGTTTGTAGGCAATCATTTCGTGAAATATATAATTTTCGGTATTCGATTTGTCCCGATAAATATGAAGATGTATTTATTCGTTGGAAGATTCAACGGGAATCCGTTTGTCGAGTTTGTCTGAATTCTAGAATGGCCGAGGAAGAGTATCAGAAGCAGTTGGAAGAATATGAGGCTGCCGAATTGGCCAAAAGGGTCGCTTGCGTTGAGTGTGGCGATAAGGTTGACCCCGAGGATATTCTTGTGTCGAGGTCTAGATGTAATGAATTGTCGCCTGTGTGTATGGCGAAATGCTATAAGAAGGTCTATCCTTATGGTATCGAACCATTGGATTATAATTTGTTGTTTAGTAATTATGATAATTCAAGAGGCATGGAAGATTCTCATCAGGCTGAAGATGAGATTTATCGCCGTTTTATTTGCGATGTCGCGACTGGGCGGTTTGAGAGTCCAGAGAAGATGATGGAGATGGCTAAGAGGGTTAAGGGTTTAATTGATGATAGAGCGAATTGTGGTAGATGGTTTGCGTAATATATTGATTTGTATAATAATTTTAATTTAATTAATATAAACTTGTTTTCTTTTTTATAAAATAAAAAATTGAAATATATTTCTGTTCTTTAAATTCTTTTATAATATATATTAAACCCAGTATAAACTTAACAATAACAATGAACCAACTTGAACTAGAAATCGAAACCCTCAAGCAACAGCTTGCCGAAGCAAAGGCCGAGATTACATTCCTGAAAACCGAAATGATTGTTTTGGGCAACGGCTACAAACGACCAGAATATAAAACATGTAAGCATTGCGAGAGTAAAACCAAATGTTACTTTAATCCCTATAAAAAAGGAGCGCCGTACTGTCGACGCTGTATGGAGAAATTATATGGTGATTTCTGGGAGTATGATTGGTATGATATGCTGACAGAGAAATATAATAAGGAGAAACCCGAAAATGTCTTCGAATATGAAGACGAAGACGAAGACGAAGACCTTGAACACGAAGAAGAAGACAAAGTCGAAGAAGTTGACGAAGACGACGAAGAAGATGACAAAGAAGATGACGAAGAAGATGACGAAGAAGAGGAAGAAGTCGAAGATAGAAGACAGACACACACAGTCAAAGAGCCGTGGAAATCAATGATGACTGAATATGAAGAGGAAGAAGATGCCGACAACATGGCACAAGCTGAATATCAACGGAAATACTGCGATGAAAATGGTCAGGAATATGATGATGAATGTTGGTATGAATCACCAATAAAAACCATAACAGTAAAACAAATGATGCTAGCATTAGACAAACTACCAAGAAATGCCCAGTTGGTAATTACCGAAGACGGCTATTACTCAGACACAGAGTTCGCTAAAATGATGCTACCAGAACCATATACCATAAAAAATAAGATACCTAGACTACCAGATGGAACCCAAGTATACCGGATAGGCCACAGTTACCAACACTACGGGAAACAATACTGGGAGAAATACTGGGAGAAATAAATGTTTGTATATATTTGTATAATTTAAATTTAAATTTATTTTTTATTTTTCTAAGTATAAAAAATTGAAATATATTTTTGGTCTTTAAATCCTTTTATAATATATATAACAAACCAAGCCCAACTTTTAAACAATGAATACTAATAACTCGATGAAGAATCAAACCAAAAAGGATGTAAAACCGACCTACAAAGATATTGTAGAAAATAAGAAGTGCAAAGCAAATAACGTATCGTTAACATGTGACGAATGCGAATGCGTAGTGATATTGGCCGAATATATCAAGGTTGTTGATGGTAGATCATATTGCGGCGCATGTGATCCATCACCAGATGAGAGGGAAGAACATGCGAAAAAAGATTTGGAAGAAGTGGTGGACAAAAATGCCGAGGAAGTAAGTTGGTTTGGCAGCGACGATTACGATGACGAATATGGTTACTATAATCGTAATGGTGGTGACTATAAGCGACCAGTTGTGACGATTAATGTAGCAGAGATGATTGAAGCATTAAACAAGTTACCACCAGATGCTAAGTTAGTGATGACCGAGACAGGCTACTACTCTAGACGGGAGTTTGCCCGAATATTGTTACCAAAGCCATATATAGTTGGGACAAACAACATGGGTGAAACAGACCTGCCCAAAGGAACCCAAGTATACTGTATTGGACACAGTCATCAAACCTACATATAAAGCCCGACTGTATTTTAAAATTTTAAATTAATTAATATAAACTTGTTTTTTATTTTTCTAAGTATAAAAAAATTGAAAATTATTTTCGTTCTTTAAAATCCTTTATATTATATATTAAACCCAGTATAAACTTAACAATAACAATGAATTCTAACGTTAATAACGAGAAAACTAGAAGACGACGCATCAGGAAACCTGTCGAATACTATGAATCAGAGGAATATAAACAGAAACAGGCAGAATATCAGAGACAACAAGAGGTAAAAATAACACAAATGAAATTAGATAGCTCGATGGGCACTCAGACCGAAGTTATACCAAGGCCGACATATAAGGAGCTTGAGAAGCAGCCATTTATCGCTAGGATAACGGCGACGCTGGAAACAAATGACCACGATGGTTATTGCTCGGACGATGATTGTGTATATACCAGGAAAACTGTGAAGGCGAATATTGTTGTGCCGCGAAATTATGATTATTCTTCGGTTCGCAAAATACAGGGTAAGGATTTAGACAACTACAAATGGGCGAACCATTTGCCACTGCCTGATGTGAACTATGGTGGGTCTGGATACTGTAAGTTTGTAAAACCAAAGGGAGGAGTAGGGCAGCACGAGTATAGATATACAATAAATATGGTGGAAATCGTAGAGAACCCAAAGTATGACGAAAGTAAGCTGGATTGGAAGCCACCTATACAAACTATTACTGCGGGACAGATGATACAAGCGTTAAGCAAGTTGCCAGCCGATGCCAAATTGGTTATAACTGAAAGTGGTTTCTACTCTAATTCGGAGTTTTCTAAGATGATGCTGCCAGAAGAATATATTGTTGGCAGCAAAGGCGTTACAGATGAACGGATTCGTGGACTATCCAAAGGCGCCAAAGTATATCGAATTGGACATAGCGAGCAACATTACTAATGAATATATTTTAATATTTTAATTTAATTAATTTAATATAAACCTGTTTTTCATTTTCAAATAAAGAGAACTAACAAAATATAAATATAACATCATTTTATAGAAATATAAATGGCACACTTTGAATTTGTTAGAAACCCTGAAAAAATGAGTTTATTACATCAAATAAATGATAGAATGAATATCAACAAGAACGCAAATAAGAAACTAATTTTTATTTATACTCCACCCAAGGTGGGGTCAACCTCCATTGTTAGTTCGTTGCGTATTTTTGGCTCCGCAATATTTAATATTATTCATATTCACGACGAAGAGATGTTACGAGTATTAAGCAATATTAGTGGTGTCACGGTAAACGAAATCATCCAATTCAACAAATATTTAGGTCGAGACGTATACGTAATTGACGTCTATCGGAGCCCAGTAGAGCGCAAAATATCTGCCTACTTTGAAAAGGTGGGCATATATCATTTTAACACCACCGATGAAAATGTGAATACTTATAATTTTGACAAGGTGATAAATCGTTTCAATAAATTATTCCCACACATAGCAAATGGCGACCATTTCATGGATGTATATAATATTCCACTTCCACAGACCTTCGATTTTTATAACAAATATTTATTAATAGAACACAATGGTATCAAGTATATAAAGTTGCGACTGAAGGATTCAGGTTCTTGGTCCAACATACTAACAAATATATTTGGTTTACAGATTTGCGCAGTAAAAGATTATGAAAGTATGAACAAGCCAATTAAGGATCTCTATACACAGTTCAAGTCGCATTACAGATTGCCTTCGAATTTTTTATCCAACTTAACAACATGTAAATATTTGAACTACTATTATTCGCCAAGTGAAATCCAGGAATACATTGGGCAATGGAGAGCAAATTTGGGAAGCACATTTATACCCTATACTGAAAATGAGTATAAAATGTATGAAGAACTAACACTAGAGAATGCGCATTTGGACTATGTACAAGTTAATCATTACATGGATGAAGGTTGTTTATGTAAGGCGTGTTTTTTAAAAAGACAGCAAATGGCGTCACAATTAACGCAGGGTCAGTCATTAACCGACAGAGTGGTTCACATCGAAGCAAAAAATGAGCTGATGACACAGCGAGTAGAAAAGGCAAACCGTATAAATGCGTATAATGCGTCAATACAAAGACCTGCGCCAAAAGGGGGGCGAAAAGATTTCAGAAATGAAATGACAAATGTAGTAAGAAATAAAAAATAAGACATTATAAATATAATATAAAAATGAATGATTATATTATATACCAACTAATAAACAAACCGTAATGAAAAAAGAAATATTTACCTACAACAATGTTGAATATCTGATTTATATAGGAAAAACAAGTATAGAAAACTGGTCGCTAATTGACGCTGCAGAAGAAAGCGATATTTGGTTTCATGTAAAAGATGTGCCGTCATGCCATGTGATATTAAAATGTAGTGGTAAGTTGAAAGACGTGCCTAGAGCAGTGGTATCCCATTGTGTCATATTATGTCGCAAAAATAGTCCAAAGAGTAATCCACATAGCGAAATAATTTACGCGCCAATAAAAAATGTGAAAAAAGGTCAACACGAAGGTTCCGTGTTAGTGACAAGTGGTAAAGTAATGATATGAAAAAAGGGATACGTCCAAATGTTCGTCCCTTAAAAAGCTAAATATTAATTAATAAAGTAAAATGTATGTATAAATGTGTATAAAAGTGTATAAATGTGTTTGTTTACCATTCATCATCGGCGATGAGATCATTAGCGGAGTAAGTAGTATCGGAGTAAGTATTCGTAGTAGTAGTGGCTGCGATCTGTGCCCAAGTCTTAGCGGTGTGCGTCTGCGTGTCGTCGAGTGTGTTAAGTGGTTCCTCCTCTAGGTTAAGTTGTTCGTTGTCGTGTTCGTTGTCCTGTTCGTTGTCACTGTCTTCTTCCAAAAGGGCAAATAGGTTGTTGTTCTTGGGCTTGGATGGAACAACAGGCGCGTCAACATGAACACGTCTAAGTTGACTGTCAGCCCGTGCCTTTTCCTTGTTGTTCTTCTTGAGCACAGCACAATACTTAACAGTGTGTCCGTTCTGATCACAATATCGACACTGAAGCGCCAACAATGTGGGACACACAACGGGTGATTTGGGGTCGGGAGTCTTGCGAACGAAATGCGCAGTGTCGGTCTTTCCGGCGTCAAAACACACCTTACAGAAAGGCTTGACGGTGTTCTTGTTGTTCTTGGATTGAGAGTTCATTTTAAAAAGCTGATTAGGCGGGTTTGTATAAATATTATACTTCTTGTCTCCATTAAAATAAAAATTTCAATTTTTTTGAAATACTAAAAAATAAAAAAAGCGCGGTTATAGAAGTGAAGTTGTCGTCATTTAAGTTGTCAAATTAGATGTGAAGTTGTCTGCCAATTTAAGTTGTCTTATAGAAGTGAAGTGTTGTCCAATGTTAAGTTTAAAGTTGTCGGCATATTTTGTTAGTTATAACGTTTCAAAGGAGTTTCAAAATATAAGGCGAATAGATTGTCACTGGTTTCCATTGTTTTATCACTGATTTCTTGAATAAATATATATTATAAACTAACAAATATAGTGTGTGTTTGTTAGTTAGTTTATAATAAAAGAGTGTCAAAATAGAATACAAATAGATTGGCAGTTGACTCCAGTGTTTGTATAGCATTGTTTATAACTGTTTTCATGGTTGGGTGTATTGTTTTGTTAGTTTATAATAAAAGAGTGGCACAATTAGACGACGAATATACACTGTAAATTTGTTATAAAAAGAGTGTCAAAAATAATACAAATAAAATGCTACTGATTTCCACTGTTTTATCACTCATTTCTTGACTGGCTATATTGTGTTATATTTGTTAGTTATACAGTTTAAAAAGAGTGTCAAATTAGAATCTAAATAGACGGCACAATTAGAAGTCGAATATAGAATATATATGTAGTCTAATTACAGTGTATATTTGTTAGTTATACAGTTTAAAAAGAGTGTAAAAATAGAATACAAATAGACTGCTACTGATTTCCACTGTTTTTATAGCTAGCTTATAACTCATTTCTTGATTGCTATTATTGTGTTATATTTGTTAGTTAGTTTCTTTAAAAAGAGTGTCAAAATAGAATATAATAGACTGCTACATGGAAGCCGTCTTTTATTAACATAGTGTGTAGTCTAGTATAGCGGCGTTAAGTTAACATCATTCAACTTAACCCACATAGGGTATCATTTTTTATTTTTAGTATTTAAAAAAATTGAAATAAAATTGTGCCAGTGTTTTTAAAGTATAATATGTAATATACCCAGCTCTAAGCTACAAACCAAACCACTACCAAGTTAATTAATACAATGAACAAGTCTGTAATGAACGCTATCGAAGTATTGTCCAAGCAATACAATTTCCCATTCGACGATGCTGTGTCGTTATTCACTGTCAAGAATAAGAGTAAGAAGACCAAGAAGGAGGGACAGAGTCTCCAGGACATGTTTTCCGAGTTGGTGAACGATGTCGAGCAAGATAATAGACAGCCTGTTATTGTTTTAGAGCCTACTGCCGCTGTCGCTGTTGCTCCTGTTGTTGTCAAGGAAAAGAAGGAAAAGGCCAAGAAACAGCCATTGAGCGAGGAGGAGAAGAAGCAAAAGGCAGACGAGCTGCTTGCTCAAAAGGAGGCGGCCAAGAAGCAGAAGGCAGAGGAGCTGATTGCCGCTAAGGAAGCCGCCAAGAAGCAGAAGGAGGAAGATCTGATCGTAGCTAAGAAGCAGAAGGCTGAGGAGCTAATCGCCGCTAAGGAAGCCGCTAAGAAGCAGAAGGAGGAAGAGTTGCTCGCCGCCAAGAAGCAAAAGGCAGACGAATTGCTCGCTCAAAAGGAGGCTGCCAAGAAGCAGAAGGAGGACGAGAAGCTGGCGGCAAAGGAGGCTGCCAAGGCTGCTAAGGAACCCAAGGCTAAGGCTGTCAAGGAACCCAAGGAGAAGGCTGTCAAGGAGACCAAGGCTAAGGCTGTCAAGGAGACCAATGTCGACGACTCCCCAGATCGTGAGACTCCCACCTGGGTCGACGATATGCCTCCGATTAAGATCACTGTGACTCGCGTCAAGATTGGCGACCAAACCTACCTCAAATCGACAGCAGGCATCCTTTACAATGCGGACACCAAGGAGGAAGTCGGATTACACGACGAAGCGACCAACACCATCAAGCCGTTGCCAGAGGACGGCGACGAGGAGCTCGAGGAGGAGACCTATGAAGCGTAAGTACACAATCATATACATTCACATATACATTCACATATACATTCACATATACATTCACATATACATATATAATTTATCTTAACACAATTTTAACTTAATACACAATAAGAATAATAGACGCACATTGCGTTTATTTTTTCATGACTCATTTCCAACGTTTTGTCACTCATTTCTTAGACACAGTATGATAACAAATATATACACCATTGTTCATATATTTGTTAAGTTTAATTTAGTTAAGTTTACAGCGTTGGACGCCATATTAGGCACCATATTAGACGCACTATAGACGCCATATACAGTGTTCTTTTTTTGTCACTCATTTACCACTTTTTGTCACTCATTTCTTGTTTGCCCTATTGGACCACTATACACAGGAGACAATTTGACTTAAAACGGACGCCAAGTTGACGCCGGGGATGGGAACCGGATTAGACGTCCGGATTAGCCGGTGGCACAGTGATACAGTAATACTTTGTAAACTCGGCAGACAATTAAGAGACCGTTCGGCTTCTAAAGACGCAGACAATAGTAAGACCATTCGGCAGACAATTAAGAGACCGTTCGGCTTCTAAAGACGCAGACAATTAAGAGACCATTCGGCAGACAATTAAGAGACCGTTCGGCTTCTAAAGACGCAGACAATAGTAAGACCACTCGGCAGACAATTAAGAGACCACTCGGCAGACAATTAAGAGACCACTCGGCTTCTAAAGACGCAGACAATAACAAGACTCCATTAAAAGACACCAAGTATACAATTATTTAAGGACTAAACACACGATTACTGCCGTCAGACCCTCTAAGTCTCAATGACCAGTCATTGTCTAATGTAAAAACATACAAAACACCGCCAGTCAAATCCAACGTGTTATTATAAGCAATACCCTTACTGTCATATAACCCAAATGTTCCAGACCCGTTGGCATTATAAACATATTGTAATCTAGCCACATCATTGAGTCCCGTATAAGGCTTTTTATTAGACCACAATTTTTTGGGAGGATCATCCAAGTTTGTCTCTGAGTATGAGCTTGTTAAATAAACAGACAATGAACCGTCCGTCTCAAACAACAAATAATACAACCCATTTGGAGAAAACATTTTTTGCCCAGGTATCAAAAAAGTGTATTCATTAGAACGTAATGATCTTATAAGTATTTTTGTCTTATCAACATCATAATCACCATATACCACAGTTTCAGAATACGCAGTGTCACTAGACCACGTTTGAACACCAAATTCTTCAATTCCCATAACTGTTTTATCCGAGCAATAAACCGTATCTGGATTACTATAAAACAAGGTATTATTCGTGATATTATAAACTGTTACGGTTGTATTTATACCCAGGGTTAAACCAGTTATATCAACACACCAAAAGATAATCCCAGTGGGTCCATTATTATTATTTACAGCGGCAAATTTAAACACAGAAACAGAATTACCAGGTATAGTAACACGGACTCCTCCTAATCCCTGATTTATTTCTGTAGTATTACCTGAAAATGTTGAAATCGACGATTTCAGCAAAGTCGCATTAAGTTTAGTCCCATTCATGTAAATATCAACCCCATCAAAACAATATACATAAATAAAGGCATCAAACGCAGGTCTTGTGTTTTTATATGTTGTATAAAAATTCACAGTGCCAGTAGTGTCGTCGGAATCCCATATCCATCGGTAATTTTGAAAAGCAACAGGCGCGGCACCATTCGTATACCCATTAAGCAACCTAGTTTTTTCCGAATTGTAATATGCCGTATTGCTTGATGTCGTCGGATTGGAATTAAATGTTATATTGCCTAAATCAGACACAGTTGTAGCAAATTGAGAATCGTAAATAGCCAAGTTGCCAGAATTTTCTAATACGAGTTTGTAGTATCCAGGCACAAGACTATAGGATGAATTCGGACCAAATGTGCGAGTAGGAGTTCCAGTGGTTACTGAACTAGTATATACTTTAAGAAAGCCATCACTATCAAATACAATTGTCTGAGCACCATTTACAATAGTTTTATAAATAGTAAAAACATTAATATCTTTTACATCATCATTTGCCAAGTCAACATTATTTAACGCAATGTCAACATAGTTAATTGTTAAACTACCATCCGAATTAAACGTCAATGTATAGTTACCATTACTTGATGTCAACAAACGTAGAAACCCCGACGCAGGTCTACTAAATGTTTTTTTACTATTTGTAATACTATTCGATAGCATAAAATTGTCGTAATTCTTACTATCATTGTATGAGCTTAACACAGCTCCAGAACTGTTACAAATAGACAATGTTCCACTGTCATCCAATAGCAAGTAGCAACCTGTAGTAGAAGCTGTTCCAACTGTCCATAATGAAACACCATTATTATATCCAGTTAGAACCCCATTACTAGATAATGTTATATATGGCCTAGCCATAGCAGAAGCAAGAATACGCGCATTCGGAAACGTATAAACTGGTTTATTAAACCGCACATCAAAAATCGCACCCACATAATACGCATCATTACCTAATGCGTCTGTAACATTACCACTCGCATCAACAGTGTCATCCGCAAAAGTAAAAAAATCAGAAACAATCCCAAAAAAGAAATTACCATCCGGAGACCATAGATATTGTGAAAAATCATCATAGGCACCAGGAGGAAGCAAGTTTTGTCCGCCTAATAATTTACCTAATGACGACGGATATACATAAAGAACATCTTTCAATAACAACGGACTACTAGTAGCAGTCGGCATGCTATAATAGGATGTACCTTGATTGTTTACTAATATCAGAGAACCACTGTCATTCAAAGTCATAGTATAAGGCCCTTCCACAGTTGTAGAACTATAAAAGGCATAATCCTGAATAATTCCAGTAATACTAAGACCGTCTGATTCCTTTACACCAATATTTTTGAGCATTAGCTGACCACTACTATTATCAAGTTGACAATCAAAACTGGTAATTGTAGGAGGAAGACACCAAAACGCAAGACCACAACGCCCGCCACTATTATAACACGTAAACGTAAACGTATTTGCGCCAGGAATCAATGTTATAGGAGCACTATAAACTGTTCCCCATAATAAAGATAATGAAGAATATGTTATACTGCTTAACAGCACATTATTTAATTTAACAACACTGGTTTCAACTGTACTAACATATAGAATAGTGCTAATACTACTTGTTGACGGATTATTATAAACCGCTGTAAAAGTAGGCTGCGACCCAGAAGCTTTTTTATTCGTCGTCGCACCACCATAATTCCATATCCAACCAATTTTATTTACCAAATTAGTATCTGACATATTATTATAAACATTATAATATGCTTTAGCCCAATATTCAAAATTATTTGCTGCAAGTGTCCCACAATCTACAGCGCCAGTAATAGCAATACCACCATTCGCAATAGAACCACTATAAAACAATGGCTGAGCAATAATTTTTTTTTCAGATCCCGAAACCAACACATTCTCCTTATTGTAAACACCGAATACATTGTCTTTTAAAGCCAGGCTATATTGACCATTTTGTGAAACAATATTAGGATAAATCGAATAGGACATATCATGAACTTGAAATACAGGATTAGACGCCGAAGCACTCTTCCAAAAATGCGTAAGACTCGTATTGGTTTGCCAAATGGTTACTTTTTTCGCATTCTGAATAGCCATGTTACCATCATTATTAAGAATGAGCGAATAAGGACTAATCAAAAGAGTTTTATCAAGACTTTCAGTGTCTGTCGTGATTGGAAATAAATGATTCGGAACAATAGTAGAACTACTAGTAGAACTAGTTCGAATAGGAGATATAACAGTAGTAGTAGTAGCAATAGTAGTATTGGTAACATCAGCAACAATCATTAATACACCCGTAATATCAATATTTAATTTATTGATTCTGTAAGTGGAAGTGTCAGTGTAAACTGTTTTTGCACCCGTAACACGATCAGTAGTACTAGTCCCACTAATATGATTAACATAATGTAAAGGGTCGGATGCCCACATAGTTTTGCGCCCATTCCTATTATCTACAACCCTAAAAATACCATTATTATCAAGTGTCGTAGAAAACCAACCATTCGGAGAATGGAGTTGAGTCAGCTCAAGATCAGACGCAAAAATGTCGTCTTGACTATAAATAGTATCATGGTCAGTAATCAAACGATCACGACGCGAAGGTTTTGACAAAAGTTCATTTGAACGCGTTGTATCATCACCAAAAAAAGAAACCGTTATACTTCTGTCATTATAAGACACACCAGTAACGCGAGCATCAGTACCATCATATCTGTCATCAATCGAATTCCCAACATTAACAACATCACCTATTCTGGGAAACGGATAATTAAAAGTAGCATTAGCTGAAGTGCCATCAATCGTAGTTTGTAACATATAATCAAGCGACCAATATTTCTTACCATTGCTGTCAAGAATTTGTAAATCGCGGTTGTTTGTAAGTTTAAATATAAAAGGGGCAACAAAAGGACCACTATAGATTGTGCCTTTTGTCTCATTAGTCAAAATATCATAAGCAAAATTGTTTGATGCGTTATACAAAGCCAAACGTACTACAGGAACCACTTGACTATTATCAAAACTAAATTCTACTTTATTATCAACACTAAATTTTAGATATGTTGCGTTTGAAGTAGTAGAAGTAGATTTACAGCTATAGATCGGCTTTATACTTGGCCAAAAATACGGAGTAGTAATAGCCAATCCATGAGGTATAAAGAAGTATCCCAAACCATTACTAGTATTACCATTCGGAAACCGAATATTACATGAAAATGTATTATCCCCAGAACCATTTTTGGTAAAAATGATACAAAATGGATAATATGTATTTGAAACCATTTGCACTTGTGTTCCAACTCCATTCACATTGGTCAATGTTCTATTTTCAGGCAGAGCATTGTCACCAACCCATAAATAATTAGTTCCAGCACTGGTTAAAGAAAAAGTATAAGAACCAGACGACGGTGCCAAAAAGAACCCAGATAAAACAAATGTATAAATAGATAGGGAAAAGGGACTCGTAGTAATGCTGGCAAAACTATCCAACGAAGTAGATGAACTAGTGCTAGTTAAAGGGATTGTGCCATTGGACAAATTAGCCAAAGCACCATTTAAATACCCACTGTATAACTGCGTTACTAATCCGCTATCAAATGATAAACTTTCATCATTAAAACTCAAAACCCCAGAGGAAGAGAACGTCAAACTATGCCAGCCATTTGCCGAATACAATTTATTACTTTCACTGGAAACCACATCAATTGTATCTCCACTAGACAAAGACGTTCGAATTTTCTTACTATTATTCAAAGAATATAGAAGAGCACCGTCCTTATTTACAATAACAATTTGTCGGTCATCTGTAATAGTTAGTTGGAGAGGATATACCAATAAGGCCAAATTGGTAACAAGTGAATCGTAAATGGTAGCATAGGTAACTGTAGTAGTATTATCATCCAATAAATTCACAAGCTGAATAATCAAATGATTACTACTGTTAACAAAAAACTCCAAATAATCTGGACTACTGTTACTGCTATTTGAAGACCAAAATGTAGCCCCACTTCTGTAATCATTGGCTACCAAATTCCCACTAGGCAACAATGCCAAATAATAGCACCCATTCAGAGACCAACAATTAAACTTTTTATTTGAAGAATTCGTAATGTCCGGATTAAGAAACAAACGATTTGAAGCGCTAGCAGAAGCAGAAGCAGTAGCAGTAGGAGTAAACGTCAATATTTTACCCTTATTTCCATCCGTGCTCAATACATCCGTAGAGTTTTCCTTCTCAAATTTAGAAACAAGAAGAGTATAACTAGTATTACTCTTCCGAATCCCATCAACTACAGCATTTATTTTTTGCCCAATATCGCAATTTTCAACACGTACAACATCTCCTATTTTGTAATCGACTGAAATCTTCTGCGGGACAAGTTGGAAATAGACAAGCAATGGTCCACGTATTCCACCCGCATATAAATTGCCCTTGTTAAACACCAATAAATAATTATCAACAGAAAATGTCATAATCTGATCTATTGTAATTGTATCAGTTACATCAACACCAGCAACATTATCTCTATATGTATAACTATAAGGTCCAGAATTTACATTTAACCAATAATTATTATTTTCAACACTATTGTCAATTAAAACAGCGGCAGGAACAATTACCTTGATAGTAATACTAGTAGTAGTTATTTCATTAATAGTTTGTGAAAATGGATCAAGAAGAGGCCACCCCACACTGTTAGCAAGCATCTTCCAAATACCAAATACAGAAGGTGTAGAATTCGGACTAGGCGCACCAGAAAAAAACGTTTGTAACTTCGTAGTATAGTCATCTATCTCTTGTCTCGTGGTAAAAATCATTGATTCTCCATTTAGATGAACATATAAAAATAACCATTAACAGCAGTTGTTAGAGCAGTTTGAGCGATGGTCCTAGCAGGTTCAGCTATGTTCCTATCAGCTAGAGCGTTGTTCCTATCAGCTTCAGCTATGTTCCTAGCAGCAAGAGCTGCGCTCCTTTCAGATCTACTGCTATACCTATCAGTATAAATAGCATTAGCATTATTATAAGCTCTATTAGCAGCTTTGTAAGCAGTATCAGCAGCATTGTAAGCAGTATCAGGAACATTATAAGCAGCAAGAGCAGTATTATAAGCAATAGTAGTTTCATTCTGAGCATTATTCTTAGCTGTTAGAGCAGCAGTAAGAGAAGTCTGAGCATTGACCTTAGCATTTAAAGCATTGGTCTTAACATTAAAAGCATTGTTCTTAGTATCAAGATCATTGTTCTTAGCATTAAAAGCAGTTGTTACAGCATTAAAAGCAGCGGTCTTAGCATTAGTAGCAGTTGTTAGAGCATTAGTCGCAGCAGTAAAAGCAATTGGAGCATTATCCCGAGTAGCTTGAGCAATATCCTTATCATTAGTAGCTTTTGTTAGAGCAGCTTGAGCCAAAGTTATAGCATCTTGAGCCGAAGTAAGAGCAGCTTGAGCCGAAGTAAGAGTAGCTTGAGCCGAAGTAAGAGTAGCTTGAGCCGAAGTAAGAACAGCTTGAGCCGAAGTAAGAACAGCTTGAGCCAAAATATAAGCAGCTTGAGCAGTATTGTAAGTGGTAAGGAGAATATTATAAGTATTAAGAGCATTTGTAAAGTTAGTCTTAGCATTATTAAGATTAGATACAAGTGAATTAGGCACAGGTTTATTGAAACCATTTCTCAATATATAATTATTATAATTAGCTTGAACCTTATTCTTAGCAACTTCAGCCTTATTCATAGCATCAAAAGCATTATTCTTAGCAACTTCAGCATTGTTCTTAGTATCAAGAGCATTATCAAACGAATCTTGAGCAATATTCTTATCTTCAGTAGCAGCATCAACCGCAGCTTGAGCAATAGGAATAGGTGTAGTAGCAGCATCAACCGCAGCTTGAGCAATAGCAATAGCATTAACCGAAGCAGCTTGAGCAGCAGTAAGAGAATTCTGAGCAGCAGTAAGAGAATTCTGAGCAGCCGTAAGAGCAGCTGGAGCATTATCCCGAGTAGTTTGAGCAAGACTAAGCTCATAGTTAGCATTATCAAAATTAGCCTGAGTAGTTTCTAGATTCTCATTAGCATTACCAAACGCAGTTTCAGACAAAGTAAAAGCAGAATCAGCATTAATAAAAGCAGAATCAGCATTAGTAAAAGCAGAATCAGCAGTATTATAAGTAGCAAGAGCAGTATTATAAGTAGCAAAAGCAGTATTATAAGTAGCAAGAGCATCAGTAACCACTGTTTGGTTATTATACGCAGTCAAATTCGTCGCATAACTAACATTACCAGTAGACGTTGGATATCCAGCTATCATGTTATCTATCCAATTTCCCTCAGTTGCTACACCATCAGCCGTAGAATTAAACTTCTTAGTAAACATCATAACATCAGAATTAAAATCCCACATGCCAGTAGTTTCATTATAAATATTATTCAATTTGTATAAAAAAGACGATTTCACATGCCATTGTTTATTTGTAATTGACCCCAAATTATTCAAATATTCAAGCATCTTGGGTCCAGGTGTTAAATTTCCACTCGAAACAATCTTATTATAAATATTGGGCAAAAACGTAAAAATATCAACAAAGGCCAACACTTCGCCGCCAATATCATGGTCGCCAAATATATTGTTACACAATTTATAACCCAACTCGGAAAATCCACCGGATAAAATAAAGCCGTATGTAAAGTCATATTTGGAATAATAAGAAACCCCACCAGGACTATTAATAAATTTTTCATTAAACACGATTACATTCTTGTAATATTGCAACTTCTTAAAATATTTCAAAAAGAACTGGAAGTTCGCATTGTTGGTGCAGTTAATAACAAAAATACTTTTGGTCAAAGACGCAGCAAACTGAGGTCCATCGATCGGATTTTCTGTTAGAAGCGTATCAAGTTCGCTACTAAACTTATATTTATCATTGGCAATATCCAATATGAAAGTTTTTAATGAAACCTTACCAGGACAATAACTAGTAATAACACTACCAAATATGTCAATATATTGCTGCCCGGTAAAACTGGTTGAGTCGCTAATATAAACAACTTGGTTGAAAATTTGCTGGTTACCAGAATTAGCAGTAGCAGTATCAGTAGTAACAGTATCAGAAGTAGAAGCATCCGTAGCAGTAGCAGCGGCAGTAGCAGCGGCAGCAGCGGCAGTAGCAGCAGCGGCAGTAGCAGCAGTATCAACATATTCAAACAAATTATTGAAGTCACTATCACCAAGCAAATCAATTTTACTCTTAAAATTAAAAACTATATTTTTCATTATAAAATTCACACTGTCTAAAACATTAGCAGAAGTGCGAATCATATTTTCCGGGTAACCTTCATTATTTTCTAAATATATAGTTGATCCTGAATTAAAATACACAGCATCTTTATGTTCAGTAAAAAACGGAATTAAACTAATAAATACGGATGAATTTTGTGGAGCAAAAAACAGACGATAACCTTTATTGTAATAATTGGTAAATAGATTTGTAACATCATCGGTAGTTTTAACTACAACAAAATCAATCGTATCCAATACGTACCCGATATCAATAAGATATTTTATCATAGTTGAAAACCTAGGTTCAAAAATTTCGTCAATCGCAAATAATATTCGGTTTACCGCATTGCTTACAACATTGCTTACCGCATTGCTTACCGCATTGCTTACCGCATTGCTTACAACATTTCTTACCACATTGCCAACACTATTGCTAGGAGAAATATTGTTTACATTATTATACCGAAGCACTCTAGAACTAGCCGAGCCAGCATAAACACTATTTTTGCCCATTTATAAGTTATATAAATATTTAATATTTAAGAGTATTTTTTAAAATTATTATTATATTAGCAAGGAAACAATAATAATAATAATAATAATATATAAAAATGCCAGCAGACTGTGGAGCAATATATGTAAAAGCAACTGGAGAATCAGAATTGTTTGGATTTGATTTTAACGCAAAAATGGGAGGCGAAGAAAGAGTCAATATCAATTTTCATTTAGATCCACTCGAAATAGCATTACCCTTTAGTCTTTTTCCAAAATTTAAATTTCTTAAAGTGAATTCGGGGGCAAATGATAAAATTCAATCATGGTATCCACTATTAGCAACCTGGAAATGGAGAAAGGTTAAAAAAGAATACGTATAGCCAGAAAATACTATTATATACCTTACGAAGGCTGGCTCCCAACTCAAGCATTTGATGAGATTTCCATTGGCGATGTAGAACTAGATGATATTCCATTATTTACCATACCTAGTTTTAATTTAGATTTAGATTTCACAGCAGGTGGTTCATTCACTCTACAAAGTCATTTTGGTATAATGCTTTCAGGTATAACAGGATTATTATTAGCAATGGATACACAACAACTTATTAAAGATTTTGATAGCGACAATCCGCCTGATATGTCTCAAATGTCAAAAACAGAAGTAAATACATATATAGGAAGACTGGCTGCCGAAGTGGCCTTTGCCCCTATTCTTGCATATTTAGTAAGAGATGGAATATCTTTGTCGTATACAATAAACCATTTGTTTGGTGATGCATATATTGATATGAGAGAATTAAAACTGGAATTTGGTGATTTAAAAATAGTTATTCCCAAGTTCAGGCTGAAAATAAATGTGCCAGATGTATTGGCAGACCATCCAGTAGAAGTAGAGGTTGGTGCAGATAAAGCATTAAAAGTAAAAGTATTACTGTTTACAATAAAAAGTGATTTTTTTGAAGATATGATTAATGGAATTAAAGATACGCTGTCTAAGGCTGAAGATGCTACAAAATTTGACTTTAAGGCATTACAAGATACATTGAATTTTTTAGAAGATACCAATAACGTTGCTTCACAATGGGCAAAAAACCATTTGGGATTGAGGTCAGAATATAATTTCTATTTTGTGCTTTGTCCATCAGGAATGAGACAAACCCCAGCAACCCCATTCTATATACAAATAGAATTTTTAATATTTTTCAATCCATACAAAATCTTAGAAACAATTATTGATTATACACAGCAACTAAATGGCGCAACTGAAAAATTTTCAAACACACTAGCAAATAAAGTTCCTGGCGTTCCAAAACCATATAAACATACACTTCAAAAACAAATAGATTCCTCAACTAAAAGTGTAACTAAACCTATACGAAAAGGTCTAAAGGACATTAAAAAAAGATTAGACAATAAACTGATAAATGCTGAGAGGAAAGTAAAAGGTTATTCAAATATTCCACTTGTTCCACCTTAGAAAACATTTGAGATCGAAACTATAATATATTTCAATCCTTATAAAATATTAGCAACAACACTTGATTTTGTTCATATCCTAAATAAAGCACTTACGGATCTTCAAATAATGATAACACATGAACTAAATTTTGCTACAAAAGAATTTAAAAATACAGTTGTTTCAATGAAAAGTTAATTGAAACAACTATCTAACGATGTAAAAAAAATCTAAGGGTTAAATACAACAGTAGTGCCGTTAGATCCAATTAATCTTAATATACGGTCATTACCTAGATAAAACGCATATAAAACGCTTTTCAATACTGGTATAGTATTGCCGTAACTCAAACCTTTACTGTCAAATAATCCAAAAGTGCCGTTACCATCACTTCCATATACAAAGCAAATTCTCGCAGCATTATTTGTGCCACTATATGGCCGACCATTAGACCATATTCGTTTTCCAGAAATAGACAAATATATAGCCAAACTACCATCTTGTTCAAATCTTAAATAATACAAACGATTTTGAGAATATATTTTAGTATATTCATCAGTGTCACTATCACTAGATGGTATTTTAAATGTAAATTCACTAGACACCAACATATTTTCAGGGATATCTGATGTATCAATTGTATAATTTGGATAAGGTATTGTCTCCGAATACGATGTGCCTGAAGTCCAGGTCTGAATACCGAACTCATCAGAATACATATAGATACCATCTGAGCAATAAACTGTATTTGGATTACTAAAAACAATGTATTTGTCGCATCATTTGTATTACCATTTTCAAGGCACCAAAATATTAGACCAGCTGGACCGCCGCCATTTGTAGCAACAAATTTAAATAATGATGTAGTACCAGCCTTTAAAGTAATTGTAACTGCCCAAACCACATTATAAGGAACTGTGCTACTAGTTAATTTTATTCCATTCATATAAACATTTAATGAATCATCTACAGAATAGTATAATGTGGCAGTAATATCAGTAGTTCTTGTATTTGTATATGTAGTATAAAAATTAACTGTTCCTACTGGAACACCAGGACCACCGGGAGCACTATTTTCAGCATTCCATATCCACCTGTAATTATTATAACCATATGAACTAGTATTATTTTTAAACTGATTATAAACAGCAGTCCATCCAGCACTTACACTACAACAATCAGTCGCAGCAGCCCTTGGAATACTACTATCATAAATAGCCAATTCTCCAGTATTTCCCAATATTAGTTTATAACCCGGAATACCAACATTTGGAGTTCCAAATGTACGAAGAGGAACTAAATTCAAATTGTAATGCCATTTTTGACTTGGGCTATCATAAGCAAGTGAATATGTAGACCAATTATTAGAATTGAATGATGAAATTGTTCCAACATAGTATCGCGCCTCGCCTGTATCAGTAACCATTTTAGTATACGTTCCATCATAATACATATATACCCAGTTTCCATCATTAAGACGATTATATGATTGAGGAGGTATACCAGGGTAGGCATAAAACCAGTCGCCCCACATCAAATACGAAGTAGGCCACTCACATACTATATAAGTGCCATTTGGCATAAGTCTCACATGAACATTACTAGGATTAGACCCAGTATATGTATACAACTGTGTATACAATGTATAATTATAAATATCTTTGACATGACTGCTACTGCTACTATTATAAGAAGTATCTATAACATTATTTATATTTAACGAACCATTATCAAGAGATAGAATATAGTCGCCACTGGAAGATGTCAAAACTCGTCCATAATAAGCCGCCCCAGTATAGATAGATAACAAACTATTGCTAAATGTACCCCAGGTTTGTAAATATGTTGCCAATGTAACAGGAGACCCGGAACTATTATTGGCAATAATAGATAACATATTTGAATCATCTATCGTCAATCTATAATTAGAATAACCCGAAATATCAGCAGTCTTCCACAAAACGCTTCCCAATAAATTATAAGCAACAATAGCACCAGAAGTAGATAGCATTAAATATGATATTGCGTCATCAGAAGTTAATGTGGTATAACTATTTATGTAAAATGTATATACAGACTTTGTAAATCGCGCATCAAAAATACAAATAGTTTGCGTCTTAGCCACAGTGTCCAAGTAAACACCGAAGAATGAATACCCAGATGGCGACCATAAGAAAGAATTTAATTCACTTTCATCATATTGAGCATGTAATTTTACACCACTATTTAAGATACCACGTCTATCATCGGGACCGGGCAATGACACGTCTATAACACCACTAGGACTAGCATTAGTACTAAAAATCGACGCCCCAGCACTATTTGTAATTATGAAAGTGCCATCACTGCCACCATAACCGTCATCCTGAAATGACATTGTAAATGGAGCATCTCCTCCTGAATTTTTAAAATTAGTAATTGCATAAGGATTCAAGTCTGATATTCCAGGTACATTTACAGTTGTTCCATCTTCAGCTAATATACTAACATTACGAACTAATAAGTTGCCCCTACCAAAGCCATTAGCATCTCCTGTATTATCAAAAAGCAAATCACAACTGCTAATATATTTTGGAAAACACATAAAAACTAAACCACATCTTCCACCACTATTATAAGTTTTTAAAAAATTAAATGTATTGTTTCCTGGTTGTAAATTTAAATCAAAATATGAAAAATTGGTCCAACTAGAACTACTAGTCCCACCAACTGTTCTAATATAAACATTGTTGATATACACATCACATTTTTCAAGAACACTAACCCAAAGAGTTGACGAAATCGTTTTTCCAGTTGTGTTAGTATAAGTATAATAAAAATCATATGTTCCAGAAGAGCCACCGCTGGTAGTAGAATTAGGACTAACCCATATTGGCGAAACCTTATCTACTAAGTTATAACCATCAGAATTAGAAAAAGAAAATGAATTCATAACATTGTTATAAAAGCTATTCCAATAACCACCTGTAGCCGAATTACTAGCGTTTTGCCATAAAGTTCCAGAAGCATAAATGGTCTTTCCTCCAACAACACCAACTCCTGGTTGACCAGTGTAAAAGAATGGCTTACCAATATATTTAAAACATGAATTATCAAGCGAATTATATCCCCCATTTTTATAAGTCATAATACTTAATTTTCCATCATCAATAGACAAGTGATATAATCCATTATTACTAGTAAGACGAGGTGGAACATATTGATTCTGATATTGGAAAGCCTGAATAACACCATCAGTTGATTTCCAGCTGTCAGTTTGCCAAGCCATAGTACACCATAAACCAGTAACAGTTCCATTACTGGCATTCTCATAAAGACACAAATTACCATCATCTTGCATATTTAGTGAGTATGAAGATGTATTATCGCCAGCATTTTGAACCAAATAATACTTATCTTCATTATTAATCGAAATATTTGAAAAATTTGAAGAAAAAGACGCAACAAATGTCCCAGTTGTAACCGTAGAAAATGACCGTGTAAACAATGTCACCTCGCCATTTATAGGTGTAAAAGTAAAGGAAATTAATGGTTGTAAAGGATTCGACACTGAAGGAGATATTGTAACAGTAATAGGAGTATTTCCAGATGCATAAAATTCCAAAGTATAATTAATTTGAGCAGTCAAAATAACAGTTTGTGAATTACTTGTACTATTAGCTAGATTCTCATTAATAACATCAACATACAAAGCTCCAGTATCATTATCTATTTTCAACCCATTACATTTTCGAATTGTTTGCCCAGCACCAAGCGCCAAACTAGATGACATCCACATTTGTCTTCCTGTCCTATTATCTTTAACTCTGACAATACAATCATTGCCAATATACGCGGAAAAATAACCATTAGTAGATGTTAAATTAAACATTTCAAAATCAGAGACTGGCATAACATTTTGCCCACGCGTGTCTCCTGAGTCGGTAACTAGCTGACTTCTTAAATCTGGCCTTACCTTTAAAATCCTAGAACGCACATTTGCATCATCCTCATCATAAAATGAAACTGTAATACTTTTATCGGAATTGACTTTACTAATAGTAGCAGTTGTTCCACTATATAGCGGATTGACAGGATTATGAATAGTGGCATAGTCACCTTGTCTTGGACCTACAGCAGATATTCCAGATATAACATTGTTAGTTAATGTAGATACGCCATTAACTATAGAATAAGAATCTTGAGTTACAGTAGTTTTATCTGCTTTTCCAAGAGCCCAATATTTATTGTTATTTGCGTCAACAATAACCAAGTCGCCATTATTTGAAAGTTTACATGTGTAAGGCGCAACAAATGATAATTCAATTAATGTATTATTTTCAAAATCAAATGTTGTTGATTTAAGGAAACTACCGTCCTTCAAAATATTGTAAACTTCATTGCCATAACTGTTATACAATCCAAGCGCAAAAGTAAGACTGCCAGTTGTATTCGTATAAGAAAAATTTAAAGAAGTAGCCGTTGAATTAGAAATACTATACAACGAATAACTATCAATATTTGTATTTGTATTATTACTAAAACTCAATAAACCGGTAGCATCAAGTGCCAAATTATAAGTACCATTTAAGGAGTACATGCTGTCATAATTACCACGATTACTAATTGTATCTCCATTTGCTAATGATAAACGAACATTAGTTTGTTCAGACCATAAAACATATCCATTCGCATTTATAATAGCAATATCTCGGTCATTTGTAATAGTAAGCTGAAGAGGATATACTAACAAAATGCTGGTAACATTATAATTCAAAATAGTGTTCATTATAGTTCCATCTGTATCTAATACCTCAATTATAAGATAATTATTAGAAACTCTAAATCGCAAAAAACCGGGCCCAGGATTAGAAAATCCGCCACTTGAAGACCAAAAGCTAAGACGAGTTCTGTAATCATACGCAACAACCATTCCACTTGAAAGAAGAGCCAAATAATAAGATCCATTTTGAGACCATATACTCAACGAATTATTCGCAACATTTGTTATATCCGGATTAACACCCATCGTCGCAATACTAGTCGAAGTTGATAGTGACAATATAACACCTACATTTTGTTTCAAAACAGTGCTGGTAATCCCATTAGTATTCTCATTTTCAAATCGAGTAACGCCAAGGGTAAATCCATCACTACTAATGCTATCAATTGAGGCATTTACATTTGTACCAAGACTGGAAGATGAAACAGTTATAATATCACCTATACGATATTGTTTATTAGTAACCTGATTCGCATATAAAGTAAAATGAACGCGTAATGGAGCTCTTACTCCATTATAAATATTACCTTTATCAAAAAATACTACATAATTATCAGGTGAATATGTCATGTCAAAATCAATTGTTACACTGTCAGAACCAGTACCAATTAGTGTTCCATGAACATCATAAGAATTATAAGTATAACTAATTGGTCCGTTATAAGCATGTAGCCAATAATTCTTGTTACAACTACTGCCGTCAATTAATGCCTGAGAAGGAGCAGTTACATTAATTGCAATTGTATTTGAAATAGCCGTCGAGTTAATAGACCAAGATGTATTTGTTAAACATTTCCATATACCAAATACAGCAGGTGTAGCATTTGGATAAGGACTGGCTTTAAAGAAACTATCCAACTGACTTGTATAATCAGTAATTTCTTGTGTAGTAGTAAACAACATGGAAACGCCAGATAAATAATTATTTATGAATGCTGAATTTGAGTTATTGTAATTTGTATTATTTGAACTATAAGAAACCGCACCAGACGCCCCAGGATAACTACTAATAGCAGTAGGAATCCAAGATTCGTCAGGAGTAGTGCCCGTTGAATCAGAATTGAATTTTCTCTTAAAAATCCTCATTGTAGCATAAAAGTCAAATAACTTAGTACTTTGATTATATACATTTTTCAGCTCATATAAATAAGAAGATTTTACATGCCATTCATTTCTGTCAATAGACCCTATGGTAGTTAAATACTCAATCATTTTAGTCATTGGAGTGCCAGCATCTATAACACGATTGTATATTCCGGGTAAAAACGTAAATATGTCAATAAATGACAATGCTTCTCCACCAATATTATAATCCCCAAATATCTTCTTAGATAATTTATAACCCAATTCAGAAAATCCTCCGGACAAAATAAATGAATAAGGTAATTCATATTTAGAATTAAAAGGGACACTTGCATTCATATTTAAAAACTTTTCGTTAAAAATAATTACATTATGGTAGTATTCCTTTTTAGAAAAATAATTTAATATTGTTTGAAAGTTAGAATCATTTGTACATTTAACAACAAATACGCTTTTAGTTACAGACGTTGAAAAATTATTACCATCTATAGGATTTTCAGTTAAAAGTGTATCTAATTCCTTATTAAATACAAAACTGTTATTTTTAGTATCTTTAGAAACATTCAATATAAAAGATTTAAATGAAACAGCCCCGGGACAATAATCATTAATAACATTATTAAACATATCAATATAGTTTTGCCCTGTTCCTGTAACCGCATTTGAGTCGCAAATGTAGACAATTTGGTTAAAAACCTGTCCATTTTGCACCGAATTATCTACATGATTAAAAAATTATTAAAAACAGAGTTAGGATTCAAATCAAAAAACTCATGAAAATTATACACAATCTTTTTTACAATAAAATTAACATTATCTAAAACATTAGAAGAAGTGCGTATCATATTGTCAGGGATAAAATTATCAATACCGACAGTGTATGTTGTAGCTCCTGAATTAAAATATAATGTATTACTGTGTTTTTCAAACCATGGAATTAATCCAATAAATACTGATGATTTTTGTGTGCCAAAAAATAATCGATATCCTTTATTATAATATTTATCCAAAATTGCTTCTAAGCTACTGCTACTATTAAGAATTTCAATATCAATTGTATCAGGTATATAACCTACATTTATTAAGTATTTTATCATAGTAGAAAACCTAGGTTCAAAAAAATGGTCAATTAAAAATACAGACCTATTATTAACAGGAATAGTGATAGGAACAGGATTTAATATATGAGGTCTTACAAGAGGTATGTCAATAATATTATTGGCACGTTTAAATGTGGCAATTCTAGCACCTTGACCGCGATTAACAATAAAATTTTTAGCGCCTTTGCCCATTTTATATAATATGTATATATATATATTTATATTATTTAACACATTTTTTAAAATATAAAATATAAAATATAAAATATAAAATATAAAATATAAAATATAAAATATAAAATATTTGATTATAATAAATTAAAATGCCTTTTGAATGTCCAACAAAAATAGAACTTGTACCAGCAAGTAATTTGTTTGATTTTGAGTTTGAAATAAATATGAGTGGAGGAGAATCAACAAATATAAATTATAGTACAAATCCAGTAACATTCAGTACAAACCCAATAAAATATGACATTCTACAAATGAATACTTCAAATAAGGGAATTAATAATCCAATATCGAAATCCTGGCCTTTAATAGAAACATGGAAAACAGTAAATACTAGAATAAGAAGAAAAATATTCGGAAAAATGATTTACATTAATGTGCCTTTTATAAAACCTACTCAAACACTTTATGAGATATACACATTGAACAAAAGCGAAAAAATAACATTCTTTACAATTCCTTCATTCAAGTTTCAAATGAATTCTGATGTAAAGTTTTCCGGCTCTGTAAATTGTGATTTTTCTATATCTGTTGAGGGCAAAGGTGCATGCCTTTTACAAACATCAACAGCAGGTTTAATTGATAATTTTTATAATGACGGTAAAAAAATACTTCAAATGAGTAACTCAAGTGACCGAACAAATCGCATTATAAATATGATAGAAAATCCTAAGTTTTTGGAATATGCGTCTGCCACAGCACTATTGACTTACCTTTTAAGAGACGGATTAGCGGCAAATTTCACAATTAACAAAGCAGGAGGTAGTGTTGGTTGGCAATTAAACACATTTTATTTTGAATTTGGTGATTTAAAAATAACAATTCCAAAATTTCAAATCAAATTAGATTTTCCTGATATATTAAAAGACCCATATACAGGTCAAGAACATCCAGTAACTGTTTCAGGAAGTCCAGAAACGGGATTAACTGTATTAGTACAATTACTAACAATACCAAATGGCGACTTTTTTGGATTAATGCTTACATCTCTTCAAAATACATTAAAAATAGCACAAAGCGCAACCGGGACAAGTTATGATGCTAATTACGTAAAAGAATTAGAAGATATACTAAGACAGTTACAAGATGGTGATGATGAAGTTACAAAATGGTTAAAAGAATATTTAGGTATGGAATATACCCTAACATTTTATTTTGTATTTTGTCCAGCAGGTATGGATTCAGAGCCGCCAACACCATTTTATCTAAAAGTGGAATTAGACATAATTGTAAATCCATACAAAATATTAGATGAATTGTTTGATGCGGCTGAAGCAATAGAAAAAACACTGTCAAAATTTGAAGATGATTTTTGGAATTATGTAGAAAATATAAAGCACACTAGTTTTGCTCACCCATTAGAACAAATGTTAAAAGGAGCAATCAATACACTAAATAAAGAATTATTATCGGTTACAGAATCAGCACAAAAAGAAATTGATAATAAATATATAAACAAAAAATATACAATATCGCTTACCGCAATGATTCCTATTGAACCACCGCCTTAAAAGAAATAAAAACTCAAAATTTATTCTCTTAATTTAAAATACAAAATATACAAATACAATCTTCTATAATCTAGATAACAGAAACCGCAATATCGCGTTTCACAGTCTGAACCTGATTCACATATTTATCCAGTGTAGCAGACTCCAACAATGTATCCGCATTTAGACCAAATCCGCTCATCTCAAACTTAAATACCTCTACATCAAGTAGCTGACCAATACGATGGCAACGAGCAATTGCCTGGTCTTCTATTGCCGGGTTCCAATGCGGACTAACAAAGTAAATCTCACTAAAGAATTCCTGTAAATTCAGACCCTCACATCCGGTCTGAATTTGCAATATAATCACATCCGCCTTGTCAAAGACTCTCTTCTTATTTGACTTAGTTCTGCCATCGTATAGAACCACCTTTTCAACCCCGCCCTCTCTAAGACGCCGAGCAATCGTATCAATCTCATCGATGAAATGACAAAACACAATCTTACCCTTGCCATTGTCTTTCCTCTCCAAAATAGTCTTTATAACCGCGTCCAATTTGCTGCTACTTGACACTGCGTCCAAATAAACCCCAGTCTTGTCCTCCAAAATACAGGAATCAATGCTCTTCTTCATTAGTAAAGGCAATATACAGCTCTGTTTAGACCGCATCATGGCGATCAATAGCAGTGCCCTAGGGTCATGAATATTGCGCAAAATCATATCGGCAGCATATCCACCTTTATCACAGGAAACACCACTTTGCTTCGTAATCAGCGAGTGCATTTCTTCCGACAACATCTTCTCGCCAACATTTTTCCACGGCACAACAATATTGGTCCGATTCACGGGCGGCAAATCGATGCCAACTTGCGCCTTTGTCCGTCGCAAAATATAATTCTCTTTAATGTAAGCAATTGGATCATTGAAAACCTTAAAGAACGCCTTGTCAAAGCCGAGCATAAAACACAAGCTGTAAAAGTCAGCGCGACGGTTTTGAATCGGAGTGCCGGTTATAAGCCAGCGAATTGGCGCCGAAATCTGCTTACACCACTGAAACCGCGCCGTCCTGAAATTGCGCAAATGATGCGCCTCGTCGAAAATCACACGGTCCCACTGAACCCGCAACAAGTCACTACTTGCCCCTTTATTCAAAGCCTTAGACTTCAAAGGAATCAACGTATTATACGTAGTCAATACGATACACGTCTTTTTGCTGGTTAACTCGTCAAAAGTAACACGTTTTTTATTCGCGCCGTGATAAATTAGCGCATTGTGCCCAGAGCACCTATAAATTTCCTTGGCCCATTGTTGAATCAAAATAGGCGGCACAACAATAATCGTTTTTGGTAGGAAATTGGCAAACATTGTGCCGATCATCAACAAGGTTTTTCCGAGACCCATTTCGTCGGCGACAATGCCACCTCTAAGCGGAGCAGAAAGCGGACTAAGAGAAACAGCAGTTTTCTTCTCATTCTGGACACAAAACATAACCCCATCAAGTTGGTGTTTCTTGAAGCCAAACCCAGCCCTATCAACCAACGCATTGAATCGCGTGTCTATTTTCAAAATATTCTGAACCGCCTTTTCCACAAAGTTAGAAACAAAGCCAGAAACAAAGCTAGAACTCATTATAATAAAATCTTTAAAAGAAGGTTGGTCATTCAAATTATATACCATGAAAAAAGTATTA